AAGCCGATCTCTCCGCCTCAGCTGCGAATGAGATCAGCGCCATCTGTGACACCCGCGTGCAGATCAGTGGCGAGAACACCGTAACGGTGAGTTTCGACACACTGGCAAAAGTCTCAAACGTCATCAGCGCCGCAGCAGACACAAAAGCCAGAGCAAGCAGCACCGTCATCACAGCCGCAGATTGCCGCGCTGCTATAAGCCAACTGGCAGGAGCACAGGCGGACAGCAAGGCCGGCGCAAGTAATACATCCACAGCTTCGGCAGAGACACAAACCATTATCAGCGGTCTGGTGCAGGTAGTGGCGCGGTGTGACACGCTGGTTCAAGTGAGCAATGAGGTTGCGTCTCTAGCTGATCTCAAAGTTATTGTTGGTCCCTCTGGTATCATCCTGACCACCGAGGATATAGACGCTATTGCAACTGCCGTATGGCGCAAGATACTGGCAGACGAAACCGGCGAAGGCACTGCAAGTCAGATCGTGCAAGCGATCCGGGGAGAGGCGACCAAGGCCCGCAAGATGCAAACCAACAAAGCGATCATCTCCGGTGATGGTCAGACCGTGAGCATCTACGACGACGACGGCGCCACGCTGCTGCATGTGTTCAGCGTCTCTGGCGACAAGCTCTCGAGGACGCCGCAATGACCATTTACCCGGATTGGCTCGGAGAAACAACATCAGGAGGCACCGTGACAGTGTACGCAGACGCCTACACCGCAACCATCGAAGATGAACCGCTGCTGGTCGATATCGAAGACGAGACACTTTACGCCACCCTGGACGATGACGCGATCATCGCAGAGCTGAGGGACTAAACCATGAACATCACACGCTACCGGGGCGACACCAAGCCCATTCGCATCAATTTTACTCGCAAAAACAAGGCCGCCGTAGACGTCACCGGCTATCAGTTCACCCTCAGCGTCTCGAGCCTTGAGGACCCGGACTCTGCGGACTACGTGTTCCAGGTAGCCGGTCAGATCGATGACGCCGCAGCGGGCAAGGTGATTTTCCCCCTGACCGCAGAGAAGGCCGACCAGGTGGGCGAGTTTTACTTCGATATCGAGGTGACAGACGCCGCGGGCTACATCGACACCCCGGTCAAGGGGCGCATGATTTTTAATCAGGATATTACCAAGTAAGCGGAGGCACCATGTCCATCCAGAAAACAGACATCAAGCTCATGGCCAGCCAGCGCCTGACCGATTATTACGACGGCGGCGGGCAGATGACCGGGGCGGAGATCATTGACGGGGTCGTCAACAACCTGTTTCCCGATATCAGCCGGCTTGACCGCGTTTACGGGCGGGTGAGCCTGCGCAAAGCCTTCCCGGCGGTGATGACGGACAACACCGATATGTACTACGGGGCGCATGCGATCATCACCGAACCGCCGGAGGACGACAACGTGCATGTGACGCTGTTTTCGACCGATGATTTTTACGACATCCGCGAGGATGCCAAAGACCGGGTGGAGAGCTACGTGAGCATTGCTCACGAGATGCTGTGGCGCCCGCTCAATAACCAGCTTGAAGGGCAGCGGGCGATCACCGCTTTTGCCAAGGTCGGCACCGAGCCGCCGGAGGTCAGCCAGACCATTGCGCTGCGCAACGCGGTGACGGGCGATCAGCAGTATGTGCGCATCACCGATATGTCGACCGAGCGGGTGCAGTTTGCCCACCCAAACTACGGCAATTTTACCATGGACGTGCTGACCATGGGCCTGTCTGCGGCGCTGCAGTACACCTTCCCCGGCATCGAGCCGACCCCGTACACTACCCGGGCGGATACCCGCATTCACGCAACGGTGGTGGCCGATGCCAGCAGCTATTACGGCGTCAGCCGCATGGCGCAGGCCGCCTCTGCGGGCGATATGAACTTTTGGGCCAACAGCATTTATGCCCAGCTGGTGCCGACCAGCCAGATCGAAACCCCGCTGGTGGATCAGCTGATGGGCGGAAGCCATGTAAGCATGATTGCCAAAGGCCCTGCCGGTTCGCTCTCTTTTTCGGGCACCCGCAGCAACGAGGCCAACAGCATTCACCTGACAGATGGAGTGCTGCCTGGCAGCCTCAACTTGACCATCGAAGGGCATGTGTTCCGCGACCTGCGCGGGGTGTTGGTGGCAGAGGATACCGACGGCGGCTATTCCGGCACGGTGGAATACCACAGCGGGCAGATCATTATTGAGCGCACCACATCCTGGTCGCAGACGGTGAGCATTACGGCCACGCCTGCGGTGGCCATTCCCGAAGCGATTGCTTCGCAGGAGATTTTGATCGAACTGGCAAACCGATCGTACAACTACACCCCGAGCCTGACCGACCCGCTGCCGAGCCCGGGAAGCATTCGCATCAGCTACATGGCTCAAGGCAAGTGGTACGAGCTGTACGACGATGGCCAGGGCGTTCTGGTGGGCAACGAGCAGGGAATCGGCACCGGCACGGTGGATTATGGCTCGGGAAGCATGATTCTGACCCTGGGGGCGCTGCCGGACGTAGGCAGCTCGATCATCATCCAGTGGGGGCATGGGATGGATGTGACGGATAGGCGCGCCGAGATCAATCCATCCCCGATGATGATTTCACACTCTTTGCCACATGGCGGGATTAAGGTTGGGAGCGTGACTATAACGTGGGATGACGGTGGTGTGGCTAAGAGTGCTTCAGATATTGAGCCGGGGATTATCTCAGGTGATGCTCAAGGAGCTATCGCTTATTACAACGGAGATATTAGTTTTGTCCCGAACGTTGTTCCGCAAAGCGGGACACAGTTCAACGTGACGTACGAACAGACGGACGCTATCAGCGAATCTCCAGCTATGTCTCAAAGTGGGACAACGCTGAGCATGAACTTATCGACTATTCCGGTGAGGCCAGGCAGCGTTGGGATTGAGTATTCAGTTGCTCTGGTCACGAAAGAATACGCGACTGGCACTTCTAGAATTGGAGAATATGTGCGGCGTGTCGTTGATGATGCAAACGGCAATATCCTTAATGCAAGGGGAGAAGTCGTTGGGACGATCGATTACGCAACGGGAAGTGTCTCGTTCGCCGGGCTAGGGTTCTATAAATATTATAAGTACTACAGTGCCTCTTCAGGCTTAAGAAGATCGACTGTTTATGCTGCGGACGGATTGTCGACAATGATTGCTCTAGCGAAATATGAAAAAGATGAAGTGTCGACATGGTCGCCTCACAATGATGAGGTTGAAACTTACGGGCTTGTTTTAGACATTGCCCCGTCAACGACGGATAAGATCGTTGCCGGGTCCGTTGCTTTTGAGATGGACGGCCATAATTATTACGATGACGCATCAGGAAATATCTATCGAAATAAGGATAGTTTAACGGGGGTCGGGACGCTCTGTGGGGAAGTCAACTATAGCACTGGCAGAGTGACGCTTGATACTTATTCTGCAATTGTTGACTCCACTGTAACCTTAACGAGCCTTCTGACAACAGACGACGGTTTTACGCCTACAAAATATGTATTCCGCACCCCGGGCGCGCCGGTGCGTGATGGGTCGCTCAACATGCGGGCCACCCTGCCGGACGGCACCCTGCTGACCGCCCAGGCCGCCAACAACGGCAACATTATCGACACGCTGATCGATGGCACCATTGATACCACCGTGGGCGTGGTGCGGCTGGCGTTTGGCGAGATGGTGGTCGCTGCGGGAAACGAGGGAGAGCCCTGGTACGACGCGGACAACGTGGACGAAAGCGGAAACATCTGGAAGCCCACCGGCGTACTGCCGGAGACCGCCTTGTATAACTGCGTGGTCTACAGCTTTCTGCCGCTGGATGCCGACCTGCTGGGCATCGAACCGATTCGCCTGCCGCTTGATGGCCGGGTGCCGATCTTCAAGGCGGGCAACATTGCGGTAGTGCACCATACCGCCAACGAGCAGCTGCCCAACCCGGTTAGCGCGGGTGAAGTCGTGACCCTCTCGCGCGGAGGGCTGGCGCTGGTCGATATCCGCGACCAGGCAGGTGAGCTGCTGCCGGAAACGCTCTACACCCTGGATCTTGCAGCGGGCACCATCACCTTTGCCGACCCGCTGGACCTGACCGGCTACACTCAGCCGCTGATCGCATATCACCGCATTGAAGACATGGTGCTGATTGCAGAGGCGCAGATCAACGGGCTGATTCGCACCGTAGGGCCGATTACCCACGACTACCCGGCCAGCGAGACGCAGATCAGCACGGCGATCATCTTCGGCGACCTGGCCGCACGCATCGTGCGAAGCTTCACGCAGAAGACCTGGGACAACGTCTGGCGCGACGAACGCAGCGGCGACGACACCAGCGCAAAGTATGACGACCTCAACTATCCGATCATGCTGACCAACAAAGGCAGCATTGCCCAACGGTGGGCGATCAAGTTTAACAGCAGTACCACGTTCGACGTGATCAGCGAGCGGCTGGGGGTGATTGCCTCCGGCACCACCGGCAGCGACGTGGCCCCCATCAACCCGGCCACCGATGTGCCCTATTTCACCATCGACGCCCGAGGCTGGGGCAGCGGCTGGTCAACCGGCAACGTGCTGCGCTTTGACACCAGCGCCGCCAACGCCCCCATGTGGATCGCCCGCACCACCATGCAAGGCCCGGTCGAAGAGCCGACCGATGATTTCATCATCCAGATCCGCGGCGACGCCAATTAACCCTGTACGGGCGCAGCATGCTGCGCCCCTGACCGCGAACCAGCAACCGCCCAACAGGCGAGGAGGATAAAGCATGAGTACCGTGAGAGTTTATAAAAGCACCGACCAGGGCGCCCCCGCTCACCCCAGCGCGACCCGTGGCAGCATGGCCGCGCTGCTGCGGGCGTGTCTGGTCACGGGCTACGGCGATCTGGGCATTACCAGCTTGGTCGTTGCGGGCGAGGTGGCCACAGCGACTATCGACGGAGGCAACCCGCTGACCATCGGGCAGGTGATTGCAATTTCTGGCGCCACACCCACATCCCTGAACGCTGAATGGAAAATCACCGCCGCCGACGCGACCACCGTGACGTTCAGCACCCCGGGCATTGCGGACGTGACCGCTACCGGCACGATCGGCGCGACGCTGCCTGGTGCCGGGTGGGAGGAGCCGTATGCAGAGGTGAATAATTATGCGTGTTTTCGGGCGTTGGAGGGGGACCGGAAGTTTTACCAAGTCAATGACAATGTTGACCCGGATATAACAGAAGTGACCATGTTCGATTCAATGAGTGACGCAGAATCGGGGGCTGGGAGCAATGGGAGTCAGTCTGTAGGGAAATACTATCCTAGTAAACCGACGAACTGGTATGTGTTCGCGGATCAAAAGACATGTATGCTTGCATTGGAAGGGGGCCAGTATAACCGGTGCATTGAAGTATTTGGGGAGTTTTTCAGCTACCTTGCAGCCGACACAAGCAAGTCGTTGCTTGTTGGTCACTCCTCCACTTCTAGCTATTCGTGGATGACTACTTCAGCGTTTACGCACCCTAAATCATTTTCTGAACCTCCTCAAAACCCGTTTGCCCTAAGCTCTGGACTGGCAACATCGACCCCGGGAAAGTTTGGCGCGTTTACGCCGCCTGTAGATAACCCCAAGTCATACAAGCCTCTTACCGACTTCAGACCCTACGACGGTACATTCTCTTATATAGTTCATCCGTACAGGTTCTTTTACTCAGGCGAAGAACAGGCAAGAGGCGCACTCCGTGGGCTTTTTATCCCAGAAGCGCACCTCCCGAAAACAGACTTAGAGATATTTTCTTTTAACTCGCGCAGCTACATAGCCCTAACTCTAAACTCTGCGTTTTCCACTGCGTTGTTTCAAGTGTTTGTGGATATTGGCGGGGGGTGGGAGGAGAGCGTGTAATGATTTTTCCTCATAAGCTTATGCCTGCCACTGAACTCCCGGAGTGGCAAACCCGCCCCCACCGCCTCAAAGGAGAAACCCTGCTCGACGGTGCCCCGGTACGCCGACGCGTAGAGGTCCGCAACCGCCGCACGGGCGACTACATCATCAGCACCGTCACCCAGGACGACGGCAAATTCGAGTTCACCCGGCTGCCTGAACAGACCCTGGCGACCCCCTACATCGTCACCTGCTTCGATGACGCCCACACCGGCTACGGCAACGCCATGGTGTTTGACCACGTGTACCAGGTGGACGACGAGGGCAACCCGCCGCAAACATGACCCGGCGAACCACCGTAGGGGCGCACCGCGTGTGCCCGTGACCGCGAACCACAAAAGGGAAAATACCCATGCCTGCATCCGAATACCTGGAACAAAAGATACTGGCCCACATTTTTGGCGACACCGCCTATACCAGACCCACCGCCCTGCACGTGGGTCTTTTGACGTCAACCCCGGAAGATGAAGGTGGCCTGGTCGAAGTCACCGCGGCAGAATATGCCCGCATTCAGCGCGACCCCGGCGATGCAAACTGGCTACCGCAGACCGATGGCCGGCGCATCAACGCCACCGCCATCGAGTTTGCCGACCCGCTGACGGACTGGGGCACGGTAACGGCGGTAGGCATCTTTGACGCGGCGACAGGCGGGAACCTGATCTGCTACACCCTGCTGGGTGCCCCCAAGACGGTGCTTGGTGGCGGGGCGACGTTTATTTTTCAGCCGGGTGCCAACAGCTGGCGGATGAACGACCTGTAGCCGCATGATTGATGGCCGCCTGATATTTTGCGCGACCAGCCAGCCGGTCTACTGGCCGCCTTCGGGCGATGCGCTGCGCTTTTCGAACCTTCCGGACGGGGCAAACCTGGTGTTTGGGTTTGTCTCGGGCGATTATGTGCCGCCTGCAGGCGACAGCATCCTGTTTGGCTGCCAGCCGCCGCCGGGCGATCTGCTCTACGCTGAGGCGCATGGCGTTATTGCCCTGAACGGCACCGCCACCCTGAGCGGGTTTATGCAGACGACGGCGCACGGGCAGCTGCAGCTGCTGGGCACGGCTGCGGCGGTGGTGGCGCACCGGGCGCAGGCGCACGGACAGATCGGCCTTGACGGAGTAGCCGATGGCAAGCTGGCGCATCTGGGAAAAGCGCACGGCGCTCTGCCGCTGACCGGCGGGGCTTACTACGCGCCCACCTGGTACACCCCGCGCCCGTTTGTAGGCGGAAGGGGCGGAATTGGATTAGGCTGGAGCCCGCAAGAGAGCCTTGAGCCGCGTGTGAACAGCGCCTGGATCGATACGCCGAAGCTCGAGCACCAGACCTCTTCCCCCTGGGATATGCTGCGCATCCTGGCGCCGGTGGTGGGCAGCGCATGGCGACACATCCCCAAGCTTGAGGATCGCATGGTTGCGCCATGGGCGGATCTGGTGCGGGCATTAATGCCACAGATCGAGCAGCCCTATGCCTACCCGGAAGAGAAAAACCGCGAGCGGGTGAGCCTCCCCTGGGGTGAGCAGATCAGCGCGCACGATGACGAACGCTCTCTGGGCTACGCCTATCCGGCGGTTAAGGATGACGCCCTGAGCCTGCCGTGGGACAGCCTCGACGGGCTCGACCGGCGCGCCACCCTTCCCTACAGCTACCCGTCGGTCAAAGACCGTGAGATCCCCATCATCAGTGGGCCATACTGGTATCCGCGATGGTGTATCTGGCAGTACCTGGCGCCGCGTGGTGATGAGCTGATCTTTCGATTTTTATCCTCTGACCTGTACGAGATCGCAGGCGATAGCCTGGTTTTTAATGCGGGGCAGGAGGTTGGACGGGAGCACATCTGCTACGACGGGACGTGGAACGGGCCGAAAGACGCCTACTGGAACCGCCCGGTGCCGCCCGCGCCGCCCCCCGACATCCGGAGTTATTACATCATCATGAATACCATCAGTTTAAAGCGTGTGAGCGACAACATCCCCATCCCGATTCAAACGCTTGAGATCGGCACAGACCACGACAGCTGGGCATGGACGCTGCGGGCAACGCTGCGCCGCTCGGTGGATCTGGACCTGGTGCGCCCCTCTGCCGGTGCGCCGGTGGCGGTGGAGGCGTCGATCAATGGGCATGTGTGGCAGTTTATCATTGAGGAGTACGGCGACGAGCGCCGCTTTGGGCAGCGGGCGTTCAGCATCAGCGGCCGCTCGCTCTCTGCCGCGCTGGCTGCGCCGTACAGCCGCCCGCAAAGCACCCTGCAAACCTCGCAGCGCACGGCGACGCAGCTGGCGGACGAGGCGTTGACCGGGACGGGCTTCACCCTGGACTGGCAGCTGCCGGATTGGCTGGTGCCGGGCGGGGCGTACAGCGTGACCCAGCAGACACCCATTCAGCAGCTGGCGACCATTGCCGAGGCGGCGGGCGGAGTGGTACACAGCGCGATGGCCGCACAGACGGTGCGGCTGATGCCATGGTATCCATCGATGCCCTGGGAGTGGGGCGCGGTGACGGTGGATGCCGTGCTGCCGACCTGGCAACAGCGCCGCACGGCCTACCAGCCGCAGCCGCAGTACAGCGGAGTTTATACCAGCGGGCAGCACCAGGGCGTGACCTGCTTCGTGCGCCGGGCCGGGACGGATGGCTCCGAACAACCGCAGATGCAGACCCACCCGCTGATTACCGCGACGGAAGCGGGGCTGGCCCTGGGCAAAAAAATATTGGCGGACAGCGGACGGCGAAGCATCGAAAGCATCACCGCCCCGCTGCTGGAAAACCCGGGGCTGCTCGAGCCGGGCAAGCTGATCGAGGTGGTGGACCCCGCAGGCAACTGGCGCGGGCTTGTGGTAAGCACCCGCCTGAGCGCCCAACGGCCCACCGTCACCCAGCAGATCGAAGTGCTGCGCTATCACGGGAGCTGACCATGATTAATCTCTGGAAGAAATTCAACAACCTGCTGCCCCAAGACCCGCTGCTGATCGCCACCGTCGCCGCGCACAACAGCGACGGAACCAGCACCGTCACCTGGCCGGGAGGCGGACAATCGACCGTGCAGGGGCAAAGCGTGGCGGTGGGCAGCAAAGCATTCGTGCAGAGCAACAGACTGCAGGGGCAGGCCCCGGACCTGCCGAGCTATGAATTCGAGGTGTGAAGATGTTTCGAGAGCTTGAATTGAAGGGCTACGACCGACTGCGCAACATGCTCGACCCGAAAAATGTGGACAAGGCCGCCCGCATGGCGACCAATACCGCGTTGACGCGAGGCAAAGCAGAAGCGGCCCGGGCCATTTACGCCCGCTGGAATATCAAAAAGGCCGACATCAACCGCGCCGTCTCCGCGCTTAAAGCCACCGCCGGCGGCCGCAACGCCATGATTACCGTTAAGGGGCGCCCCATGTCGCTGACCTACTTCGGCGCAAAATGGCACCGGGGCATGTCGGTCACAACCCGCCAGCGCTCCACCCTGCGCCGCAGAGCCACGGGCCGCTCTGGCGTGTTCGTCGACATCATGCGCGGCGGAGACACCACCCATAAACCCCACGCCTTTATCGCCGCCATGCGCAGCGGACACATCGGCGTTTTTGAGCGCATCCCAGGCAGCAAAATGCGCGGAAAGAACAAAGAGCAGATCATCGAACGCAAAACCATCACCATGGCCAGCATGTTCGGACAACCCGAAGTCATGGACCCCACCCTCGACCGCATCCAGGAAACCCTCGACAACGAATTCCCACGGCTGATCGGAGTCCTGTTCGGCGACCGATAAAAAACCGCCTGTCCACACCCAAAACAGGTGTGGACAAATGTGGACAAACGTGGACAAAAAAACAACGAAAAAGGGGCTAGCGAAAAACCGCTAACCCCTTGATTTCTTTTGGTGCCGAAGGGGAGACTCGAACTCCCA